GCCGATCTGCTTGCCCTTCATGCCAACGGCACGCATGAGCGACTCGTCGGACAACTCTTTCTCGATGCGCTGCACCTTGCGGGCGAGGCCGGCGAGAGAGTCGGCCACCGAAGGTCAGCCGACCTTGCTCGTCACCGACGCAGCAGCGAACGAACCAGAGATCGCCACCGCACCATCAACAGTCGCGTCGATGTTCGTGTCGAAGATGCCGGTGCCGAACCAGTACTGCGCGTTGTTCGTCGTCGACGGGTACAGGTAGAACTTGCGCGCCACACCATCGGTCGCCGCCGTGTACATCTGCACCGTGGCGTCGTCGTAGAAGCCGGCGTAGGTGCCCTGCGCATCGGGCAGACCCGACACGTAGATCATTGACGTGTCACCGAAGGCGGTCACGTTGATCTTCTCGGTAGCGAAGTTCAGCGACCAGTTGTTCAGGAACGTGACCGGCTCGGCCGTGCCACCGCTGGTGAGGTTCATGTAGAGCCGCCCATTGCGGCCTGCGATACGAGCCATGTCGGCTACTCCTTGGTGTGGTGCTGAAAGTCAGCGGGGGGACTTGACGTGGCCGTCCACGATTGACAGCAGACGAGCCGCCGTATTCGTGAACGTCCGATCCGCGATCGCCGCTTGTGCGGCAACGGCTGCGGCTTTGCGCTCCTGCGGGTGGGCCAACCACCAACGGAGTTGCGACTCAAACTCGGCCGGCGTCGTGAACGTCGGCAACATCGGGAACAGGTCATCGCCCTCACCGCGCGGTTCACGCATGAAGAACGAACCACACGCAGCCAACTCGACCTCACGTGGACCCATCGCCCAGCCAGCAGCCTGCCCGCCCTCGGATGTCTCCTTGCGGTACAGGTTGGCCGTCACCTTCGCCGACCGGTACAAGCGGGCAGCGTCGGCGTTGTCCATGCAGTCGGTGCGGCCGTGCAACAGCAGCGGCTCGAGCGGCGAACCGTCCTCCACCAACTGCCAGTTACCGCCGAGCTTCACGTCGATGCCCGACCAGTCGACCTGCTCGAAGAACTCGATGCGTGACGGGAACCCGGTCCCGACGAAGGCGAAGTCGCATTCGTTGTCAGGCTCGGCGTCGCCAGGGTGGTGCCGGTCGGGGTCGTACGAATGCGGGAAGTAGAACGTGCGCTCGTTCACCTGCGACACGTAGGTGCCGAGGTTCACCGGGTCGTTGATCACGACGGTGTCGGCGTAACGCGCTGGGCGCATCTGCCGATCGTCCTCGTAGGGCGACTCGGTACACCACAGCACCACATGATGCGGGCGACGGGCGAGCACAGCCCACAACTCGGGTGTGATGAAGAACCCGGACACGATCACCACAACGTCAGGCCACCACTCGTACAGCGTGGCTTCGAGCCCTTTCAGGGCGAGGGCGTTGGCCGCATCTGGTGAGAGCGCCTTGCGGTACTCGCCGTTGCGCTCGAGCTGCACCTCACTGTAGAAGTTGAGTCGGTCATGCAGTGAGAACGACTTGACGTCGACACCGTTCGCCTGCAACCCCTTGACAAGCCCGTCATGCACGTCAGCGACGCTGAAGTGCGGGCCGGGATGGACGACAAGAACCTTCACGCTTTGACCGCCACACACCGGATGTCGTCGTCGAGCTCGTCGATCGTCCAATGCCGAAACCCGGCGCCAGACAGCCACGAATCAAGCAGCGCGTGATCGACGTTGCGGTAGAACTCGTCCGGTCGCAACGCGCCACCATCGACCGCCGAATGCGGCGCCCGACGCGAGCCGGCCATTGTTGCGATGAAATGGCCGCCAGACTCCAAGTGGCGGGCGGCGTTCACGCACATGCCGACGCACATCTCGTCCGTGGCGTGCTCGAACACCTCGGCACACAGGACGAGCTCGAACGTGCCAGGCACATTCACCGTCGCAGCGTCGCCGACAATGTCGACACCAGTGCCGGCGCCGATATCGACACCAACCCAGCGGTCGGCGCCAATCAGGTCACGCAGTGAGCCGTTCACGTTGCGTGAACCGAACTCCAACACCGAGCGGTACTGGGCGCACGTGTTGCGGCCGACGAACTCCCATGCTGCTTGATGCATCACGAATCCTGTACGTGGATGGTCAGGGCAAATGTCGCCGTCACTGCCAGCGGGTCGTATTCGCGAGGCTCGTAGTCGAAGCTCATCACGACACCACCGAACGTCGGGTCGGCGTCGAGTGCGTCGATGACGCTCGAGCCGTTGCCCGTGCCGGACGACAGGAAGTCGTCCAGGCGGCGCACGGCAGACTGGTCGGCGCCGGCCGGATCAAGACTGACAAGGAACGTCACTGACTGGAGTTGTCGGGGCGGGCCAAACGACTCGTAATAGGTGGGCGGGACGTCAAGCTCCAACCGGATCACTGGCGCCGGCGAACCAGCGCCGTCGACGTCCACGTTGATCTCACGGGACAGGTTCGCCCGCAACTGGGCGCCGATCGCCTCACGAATCGTGGACAGGGTGAGCGCCATGTCATGCCCCGATGAAGTCGATGATGGTCAACCCCTGGGGCGACCCGTACTGCTCGATCGTCTTCGCCACCGTCGGATTCAGGCGGGCAGAGAACGCAGCCTGTTCGGTCGCTGCGACGATGCCGAACGTGACCGTGCGGTTGGCAAGGATGTCCTTCGCGACGATCTTGCAGGATTCCAAGATCAGCGACGGGATCGTCGCCCAACCCCAGTTAGCCGAGATGGAGATGGTCGCCCGTCCGTAGTCGGCATACCAGTCGATGTCGTAGAGGCGGCGAACCGACGAATACGGCACCGACTCGCCGGCCACCGTGCGGCCGTTCAACGGCTCGAGCTGGTACGCCGCGGCGGCCACCAGTGAGCCGTTCTCCGTGATCGACGCGACCGACACGCAGTCGTCGATCGGCAGGATCGGCGTCCCATTCGGGACGAACACACGCGACGTCGCCGACCCGGTGGCGAGTTCGACGCGTCGGCCGAGCTCGTTGTCGAGCCACTGCGTCGCCGCGTCGATCGCGTCTTCGATCCACTCGTCATCGTCCGTCTGGATCTCGTTGCGAGTCCACGCCTTGAACGCCTCGGGCTGAAGGTAACGGGTCGCCATCAGGCGTCCCTGCGGGGACGACCGGGGCCACGCTTCACCGGCTCCACGGCCACATCGAACGGCTCGAACAGGTGCGGGGCAGCGACGACCAGCGGATGGTCAACGGCCAGGTCGGCGCCCTTGACGTAGGTGCCCGACGCGTGGTGGACGGTTTCGGTCAGGACGGGCATCAACGCTCCTCATGCTTCAGTCGGAACGGGCCAGACGGCACCGCCAGCAGCACCGCCCGATCAACGACCAACGACACCCGATCGGCGTCGCTCTCGTTGCGGACCTCGTGCCAGTCGAAGTGGCGCACCTGGAACGGCACGCCCACCTCGTGGGTCACCGCTTCGTCGCCGTGGAACAGGGCGCCGTCGGCGGTGAACGGGATTTGCCAGCGCTCGCAGTACGGGCCGGCGTCGATGTGGGGCAGCACATAACCACCCGGTTCGATGCGTGACAACCACGCAGCGCGAACAGGGGTGAATTGCGCCAACACATCTGCGAACTCGGGCACCTCGAGGTGCCCGCCAACAACGATGCCCACCTGGCGGTAGCCGTGGTGTGCGCCGGTATCGGCGATGTTGGAGGCCGCCGACCATCGCTGAGCGGCGGCCTCCAACAGTGAGCAGATGTCCTCGGGGGACACCTTCACGTCATCAGGTGACGTTGAGCAGGCTGATCGCCTCGGGCACGACGACCTCGCCACCCGTCCGCCAGAAGGCGAAGAAACCGGCCTGGCCGGTCGGGCGACGGTTGGAGCCGAGCACGAGGTTGTCGTAGTACACCTCGACGCCGACGCGGTCGACGATGACGTACGCCTGCTGCCAGTCGCCGTAGGCGAGCACGTAGTTGTCGGCGAGCGCCGTGATCGACCCATCCATGTCGGACGTCTCGTAGATCGGCTGGCCGAGCAGGTTCGCCGGAGCGGCGGCCGCGAGCTGCGCCCACAGGCTGGAACCGCCGCCGGTGTCGAACTGGCGGATGCGGTTCATGATGCTGACGTTCGCCATCCACGCCGACCGCGAGTTGCGGAAGCGGGGGGCGAGGCCGGCCTGGGTGCTGTACACGTCGGCCACGGCGAAGGTGTCGGTCGTGGCCGAAGCGACGAGCGAGCCTGCGGCGACCTTGCCGGTGATGAAGCCCTGCGGGGCGCTGGAGCCGTTGCCGGTGGTGAAGGCGGTGCCCTCGAGCCGGTCCTTCGCGTCAGCGATCAGCGTCTGCACCTGCGAGGCGAAGCCGCTGTCGGCCAGCACCTCGTACGAGCCGAACAGGTACGCCGCACCCTTGAAGGTGGGGATCGCGGGCTGAGCGAACGTCGGCGACGCGTCGGCAGCTTCCGAGCCTTCACCCAGCCACTCAGCCGTGACGCCGGCCGAGGTGACGCCACGCCACTCGTTGGCACCGGCGATCGTCTCGACGCGAGCCGCCTGGCGAACCGGGTTGTTGACGCCGGAGTTGGTGAGCATCACCGACGGGTCGAGGATGTACGGCACCATGGCGCCACCGTTGGCGGTGGTGAGGGACATCGCGGCACGCTGGAGGAGCGGACCGAAGCTGCGGCCCTGCGTGGCGACGAAAGTCTCGAACTCCGCCTGGTACTCCGGCGACCCGGTGGTCAGGATGTACTCGGCGATCTTCGGGGTGTGCTTCGTGCTGCGCTCGAGCAGCTTCGTGGTGGCGTCGCGCTGCTCGTCGCTGTAGCTGCGCTCGTGGTTGCGCTCGACGGCGGTGATCGCACGCTCGACGATGTCGCGGTTGCTGGTCGAACGACCGGCGCCCTCGATGTCGTAGAGGTCACGGTCGGCCGACCGCTTGAGCACGGTCGGAGCGTGGTCGCGCTGGTCGCCCGACACCTTCTCGAACCGCTCGCTCGTGTTGATCGCGTTGAGACGGGCGGCGCGCTCGTCGATCTTGGCGATGTCGGCGTCGATCTGCTCGGCGCGAGCGAGGTCAGCCTCGAACGCGTCGACGGTGTCGGCGGGGATGTTGTCGGGGTCGATGTCTGCGAGACGGGCGCGGATGGCCTCTGCCTCGGAGACGAGTTCTGCACGAATCATCGTGAGGTCTCCTTCTTGGAAAGAACAGCGGCGAGTGCTCGCCGCTGTGAGGGGGTGAGTGCCACGGCGTGCCCGGGGTCGGGCGGGGCTGCGGATTCGCTGGTGCTGTTGCCGGGGGCGGTTGCGAGCACCGAAGCGAGGAGGTCGCCGAGACGTGCGCGCAGTGCGTCGTCGTCGGCGAGAAGGTGGACGATCTCGTCGTCGCTGAGGGAACGGAACTCCGACCGGACAGCAACGATCGCTGCGTCGGAGTAGGCGGGGAACGGCGTCGGGCCGTACTCGATCATCGCGA